GAGATCATCACCACCATCGGCAAGGGCGCCCGGGGTTCAACCCGTGGGCTCATGGCGCTGGGCATCACCGTCAAGAAGGGCGCTGGCTTGCAGGAGATCCTCACCGCAACGACGGAGAAGTACGGCGGCATCGCTGCCGAGATCGCCAACTCAACGAGTGGACGACTTGCCGCTGGGCAAGTGCGATTCAACGAAGCCATCGAGAAGTTTGGATACAAACTGATGCCGATCTTTGAGGATGCCTTGGACTGGATCACGAACAAAGGGCTGCCAGCGTTTGAGGCTGCGCTTGGCGCTTTGGCGCCAATCCTCCTTGACGCCTACGAGAAGCAGGTGCTGCCGCTGATCAAGTCAGTCGACGACCTTGCGAAGTCCTTCGGAGCGACTGGCGGCGCCATTGAGGTATTCGCCACCACGACCCAGATCGCAATGTTCCCACTGCTCAAGTTGTTGGAAGCCATGAAAATCGTCATTGACGCCATCTCAGCGGGTATTCGATTCATCTCTGGTGCGCCAGATCCGAACAACGTGCTGCCCACTGGAGCCTTCCGCAGCTACGCTGGCGGGCCTTCTTACCCCGGCGCTCCAGCATCTTCGTCCACGCCGCCGCTCACCGTCGTCATTGGGGGAAAGCCAGTGGACGGGATCGTGCGGGATTCAATGGGCAGGATTCTGGGCACCACCCCCGGGCCACGCTAAGCCATGGCGACGCACCCCTTCGCCATCATCGTTGACGGCGTCAACAGCGGCGCCAACATCCTTGACGACTACAGCACCGCAAGCCCAGAGACGCCATGGGTTGACCCTGAGACGGTCACGCTCACGCAAGACGCCAACGGTGAGGGCGGCTCTCTCCAGTTCGAAGTGGTGCAGGTCAAGACTCCAGTCGGCGGGCCATGGTGGAAGTCAGGCGCAGTCAACGACAACGCCCGCGTGCGCTTTCAAGTCAGCGGCACTACCACGTTCTTGGGGTACATCGTGCAGATTGACGCGCAGCTTGCAGAGAACGGGCTTGGAACTCGCGCAACGGTGCAATGCTCCACTGCGTCAACCTTCTTGGATAAGATCATCGTCTACAAGGGGCGACTGGTGACAGGTACGAGAAATGACTTCACGGGAAACTTCGTGATCGGCTCCAGCGTCACGACGGATCAGGCAGCCGTCACCGCGCTGGTGAGCAAAGCAGACGCTGCCATGGCGTTCAGCACGGGCACCAGCGGGCGCACCGCCAACAGACTGATCGTCAACACTGCAACCACGCCCGCATACACGGGCACCGCCGTGACAGTCGGGCAGTTGCTTATGGTGCCGGGCACGCTGCGCGCATGCCTTGACACGATCAAGCAGGCAGCCGAAGCCAAAGACGGTGAAGAGCGCCGCTACTGGGTGGCGCCAAACGGGACTATCAACTACGCCCGACTTGGCAGCGCCACGCCAACCTATGCCACGGCTCCGTTCAAGGTCGTCACCACGGCAACCTATGACCCCTACGGCTCAGTTGCTGCGGCAGCCACGCTGCAGGTGCGCAATCTTCAGGTAAGCCTTGATCATGACGTCATCGTCAAGAAGGCGCGTTTTATCATGAACGAAGTCGTCAGCAAGTACGACGCCAAGATCAGCGGCGGCGTTTACACCGTGAAAGACCCATACGGTCGCGTCTACGATCAGGCGGCGCCGAACGGTGCAGGCATGACGACGCGCAACGGCCCACGCCCTGAGACGCTGATCACCGTGACGCCGATGCCAAGGCGCGCAGGCGGCGGAGTCCAGTGGAGCGACAAGATCACAGACTACGGCAAGAAGTACTTCGGGACAGACACCTACCCGAACCGCGCCGCGCCGCAGCGCAGCATCTCTTTTAGCGTGCGCGGGGCTGACACCACGAACAACCCCTACGGCTTCGTCAAGGGGTACAAGCAGACAGCCGTGAGCACCTTCATCTTGCAAGATGGTTGGGAGGCTGGGCAGTACGTCAGCATCGTGGCGTCGTCGCTCGACCTCAGCGGGCTCTACCGCATCGAGTCGCTGACCATGACCTTCGAGCCGGGCTCTATGATTCGGCAGTTCGACTTGACGTGTGAACGAGTACCACGCAATCCGTTGAAGAAGTTCTTGCAGGGGTAAGACATGGTTGATAAGTTCGGTTCCGATCAGCAGCAGCTCGCCAACTCGGGCGGCAGTGTTATCTCGCAGGATGACGCCGTGCTTATCAACGGCGACAGCGACGGCGAGACTGCCCTGCTCTTTGGGCCCGCTGCCTTGCGCGAGATTCAGGCTGGAGTTGCCAACGGTGACTTCGCCATTGCGCCTCCTAACGCTGACGCAACTATCACCGAAGACAATGCGCTGCCGTACTGGACGTTCACGGACGTGTCGAGTGAGGGCGCAATCACCTGCGCCGTCGTCTCTGACGCTTCCGCTGGCTCTGGCAATGTGCTTCGCTGGACGATCAACAACGGCACGCTGACTGGCAAGAGCGCACAGATCAGCCGATACATCCCAATCGCAACGAGCCGAGATCGCGCTCTTACCATCGTGCCAGATGCGTATGTCTCTGAAGCACTTGGCACAAATGCACGATTCAGGCTCACCTACTCCTATGTCAAGCAGGACTTGACGACGACTGGAACTGGCGCAACTGTTACTAGAACAGGAATTGGAAACATCCTGTTTCCTGCAGCAGTTACACAGACAGCCCCATCAGACGCTGCCTATGTTTATTTAGTGCTTACAGCAGAAACTACTGGCACGACAGCAGCGCTTACTGGTGACATTGCCGAACTAAAACTCCGGTCGTTCTTCTCAACTCTTTACATTACTGACAGCACGACCCCATCAACTTATTCAGCCGCTATTCTGGAGCAGACTGTTGGTGAACTGAAGATCAGTGCTAACAATGCTTCTGGCAATGTCACTGTTTTCAGTCCAGAATTTAGCACTAGTACAAATGCAGTAATCGGCGGAGACCTTTCTGTAAACGGAGATGCAGCAACCGGCAACCTAACAATCGTTGGCGCAAACTCCAACTGGCTCGCGCGTGTCACTGCAACAGCCGCGCAGTCGCTGGCGAATAACACTTCAGTCAAACTAACTTTCAACACTGCCAGCAGCACGCCAACTATTGACTCCTACGATCCGCAAGGCTGGTTTGATAATGCCAACGACAGAATCGTGATTGGGCAGGATGGCTTTTATTGCGTCAATGGCGGCCTTGCGTTTGCAACAAATACAACAGGAAGGCGACTACTACGAATCTTTGTAAACGGATCCGAGAGAGCAAATGTGCAGGTAGGCGCATCTCCTGGTGGTACAACGATTCTGAGCGTCACCACTAATGTTTACCTTTTTGTAGGCGACGAAGTTGAGCTCCACGCCTTGCAGCAATCAGGCGGCGCTCTCAACACTACTGCTGGAGTTGGCGTTTCTCCTGTTCTAAGCGTCGGAAGGATCGGTGCGTGATGGACGCTGAACTTCAGACACTCAACAATGCGCTGGCTGCCGCTGCCGTTCACGGCTGGCAAGTCACCCTGCTCGATCAGATTGACGGCGTGTGGACTGCTGGCGCGTCAGACAGTATCTGGGGCGACCCACTGCTCACAGGCACAGGCGCAACTCGAACTGAGGCGCTTGTCGCGCTGACTGCCGCGCTGGAGTCACGATGACCCCACGCCAGATTGAGTCGTTGATTGAGCGTCTAGATTCGCATTCGGCGAAACTCGACCAAGTTCGCTCGGATGTAGACAAACTCAAAGGAGGACTGATCGTCATTGGTGCGCTGCTGTTCAGCGTTCTGGTGCCGCTCATCGCGTCGCTGCTCGCGAAGTGAGTAGGGTCGTACCGCCGCTGATCGGCATCGTCCTCAGCGCGCTCCTGTTCATCCCTATTGTTCGCGCACAAGACAGCGAGTATTCGCGCGTCGTTGATGCGACGACAGACTACTTTGTGGTGATCTCCGAGCCTGTGCTGTTCACCGCACGCACGCTCCTCTGCAGCGAGTCCGGACTGCTCTGGTGCGAGCGCGCCGAGAACGGCGGTCATATGGTCGACTCCGCGCTCTGGCTGTATGCAGCCGATGGTTCACTTCTCGCTGTGAGCGACGACGATGGGATCTCGTGGGCATCGCTGATCAGTATTGAGCTTGAGCCAGCCGTGTATCGATTGCGTGCTGGTCGATATGGTCCCTGTGATTCGTCTGGCTGTCTGCATCCGGACTATCCGTTCCCCTCAGGCGGCTACTACGACTTGATCACTACGCTCCCGCTCGTCATTGATCCGACCCCGCCGACGGGATCTCCTGAGCCGATCCCATCGGCGCTCCCATCCGAGCAGCCTTCGCCTGAGCCGTCCCCTAGTATTGAACCTAGTCCTGAGCCGTCGCCGTCTGTCGAGCCGTCGCCGTCTCCTAGCGTGGAGCCATCCTATGAACCATCGCCGATCCCATCACCGACTCCCACATCCGAGCCGTCGTCCACGGTTGAGCCGTCGCCAGTTCCTAGTACAACAGTTGCCCCTACTCTTGATCCCAGCCCTATTCCTTCTCCTGAGCCGTCAGTAGCTCTATCGCCGTCACAGTCTGTGGAGCCGCTTCCATCTCCGAGCGCGTCACCAGATAACATTGCAGGAGATGTCACAGCAGCGGTTGGGGAGGCTGTGGCTGCGGTAACTGAGGCAATCAGCGGCGCGGTTGAATCGATCACCAATCTTGGCAAGGATCTCAGTCCGGACGAGAAGCGTAGGGCTGCGCCCGTAGCGGTTGCCATCGTCATCAGTCAAGTGGCAAGCGCGGCTGTCGCGGCAGCGTCAAGCGCAGCCAGCACAGCGAGAAAGGCGAACAAGTGATCAAGCGCGTAATCATTGACCTAGTCGGCGGATCGTGGACTATACTGGGGCTGCTATTTGCGGTCGTCGTTCTACCAGAGGGCGACACCCAGTCCACGATGGCGACGTTATTTGGTGGGCTGACATTGATCTGGCTGGTTACTGGTCCACTGCGGTGGATGGAGGACTAATGCGAGCGGTAGACCATATCGAGCAGGTGCACGAGCAGGGCTGGACGCGCGTTGATACCGCTCCTGGGGAATGGGTAGCCGTGGTGCCGAATGACGATCACACCGCATTCGGCGGAACGCTCTGGAAGCTCGCGGATAATGGCGTGGAATATTCAGAAGGCGTGACCGCTGGGCATCCAGTTAGTGCTGCGCTGGACTATGAGGCTGCTGGTCGAGCACTTGCACTCTTGATCAAACAGGAGGCGAAGGCGTGAAGTACAAGGTCAAGTCGCAACTCTATTCCGACGCAGAGGCGCAACTCAAGGGAGCCAAGCAGGTGCTGGATGACTGCACTTGGTCGTCCTGCGCCGCTGCAGTTTCGTGGGCATCCGGATATGCAGTGGATTATTCCGCAGCGCAGGGCGTAGACGCAATGAAGAAAGTTACGGGGCGCAAGGACGTGCAGGGCAAGTCCGACAATGGCGGCAGTCTGGCTGAGGCAGCCAAGGTCATCGCGCACCTAGGTGGTAAGGCTCGATACGCCAAGTCGTGGGACGAAGCAGTAGCAGCCGCCAAGCAGGGCGCCGCCCTGATGGTGTGGGTGCAGCAACCGATCGGCTACCCCGCTGGTGTCCGGATTAGCGCGTGGCACGATCGCTGGCTCAAGTGGTGGACGAAAACAAATCCAGCGCACGTCAAGGCTGGGTACGGACATATGACCAGCGCGGGATGGGATGAGGTCGATGGCTGGCAGTGGGCGTGCCCGACGCGCGACGAGCGCAACCCATCCGAGCAGTACGGAGTGCCAGTTACGGTCGAGCAACTCGCCCAGATTGCCAACAGCAAGGTCAAGGCTGGTAAACTCAAGGCGAGCTACAAGGCTCTGTTGATCGTGACGCATCCAGCGAGAAGGGCGACGATCGTTGAATCAGGGGCGCGAGTAGAAGCGGTGCAGCCTCCAGTGGCGGCGAATCCGGAACGCGGGGTGCAACCCCCCGCCGCGTCCACCAAGAGTGCAGCGCAGCCGAGCGCGGTCGATGTTGAGCTTCAGGCTCTGCAGCGACTGGATTGGGCTGGAATCGGTGGGAGGGCATTGAGTGCAGCCAGCGGCGCGGTAGCCGTGGCGAGCAAGGCGAAAGGATTGGGTGCCAAAGTGATTGCCTTCCTGCAATACATCAAGAGCAACACGGGGATCGACGAAGCGGTCATTGAGTTCGTGCGGACATTTGTTACGGTCAGCATCAGCGTCGCGCTGGGGCTGGGAATCCCGCTGCTCGATATCAACGGCGGGGACTTCCGCACCATCCTCAGCGCGGGGCTCGCGTCCGGACTGCAGGTGCTGGTCAAGTTCCTTGACCCTAAGAACACATCCTTCGGGATCAAGGACTAGACACCGTACAAGTTTGGGTGTAGGGTACGGCTAGGTCGGGGCACAGGCTCCGCAATAGTCGGGAGGACATATGGACCCGCTCCAAGAGTTACGCGATCTCAGCACGCCCCGCAAGGGACCGCCGTGCGCTCTCACGCACGTTGATCTCAGCGGGGATGATCTCGCAGCCTTCCAGTCCGGACTGGTCGATCCTGCGATCACCTCTAAGGCGATCTCGTCGTTCCTGCACAAGCGCGGGATCAACATCAACTTCTGGACGATCGGGCGACACCGTCGCGGCGAATGCGGGTGCAGCAAGTGAGCGGCGACGAGATGCAGCTTGAGCAGCGACTGCAGGAGATCACAGCAGCACACACGCGTGCGCTCAGGCAACTTGCCAAGCGTGATGCAGCCAGAGAGGAACTAGTCGCAGCGGTCTATCAGGCGGCGAAGGATGCAGCCATCAGCATCACGATCCCTGCGGTGCCAGAGCCGAAGGCATCGACCAAAAAGGGCGATCCGGAAACGCTGGTCGTTCTCCTTGGCGACTGGCAACTGGGAAAACATTCGGAGACCTACAACATTGATGTTGCGAAGGCGCGAATCGCCCTGCTCGCCAAGAAGGTCGCACGCCTGATCGAACTCCACGGTGTCCCCGTGCGCGAGATCAGCATTGTCCTGCTCGGAGACTTCGTGGAATCCGACGGCAATATTTTCCCCAGCCAAGCCTTTGAGGTTGAGCGCGGCGGACTCTACGTCCAGATTTTTGAGGGCGCGGGGATGCTAGCTCAGTTCGTTCGGTCAATGGCTGCGCTGGCACCGAAGGTCACGGTGCGTGGGGCAATCGGCAACCACGGTAGGCTCGGACGATTCGGCGACCACAGCAACGAGAGTAATGCTGACGCGATCCTATACCGAGTAGCAGCCGAGCACGTCCGGACTGAGAAACGAGTTGACTGGCGCGAAAGTCTCACTCTTGGTGGTCGGCATTGGTACGACACGCTCGACCTGCCAGGCTCCAAAAAGGCGATGCTTGTGCACGGCGATCAGTTCAGGGGTGGCGCCTTTGGGCTGCCCTACTACGCAATCGCGAAACGAGCTCAGGGCTGGAACCTCTCGGTTCAGCCGTTTGATTTCCTGTTCTATGGACACTGGCACACCCCCGCTCGGCTCGTTCTCAGCGATGGGGCGCACACCGTCTGGGGCAATGCCAGCATTGAGTCCAGCAACCGCTATGCACAGGAGTGGCTCGCAGCATCGGGAACCCCTGCCCAGTGGGTGCTGTTCTTTGGCAAGGAAGGACCTACGGCTGAGTATCTGGTGCGCCTAACCTGATTGTTACGCTCTGGGAGCCTACCCGCAACTGCTGGTTGCGCTCCCAGAGGCACGCTCTATAGTTATGACTAGCGGGACAGAATGACCCATGCGGGTCGACCGCTACAGGAGGTCACATGAGTGATCGAAACAGAACGAACACAAAGGACTGCCAAGGTTCCAACAGGATCACAGGGGCGACCTGCTACGAGCGAGCAACGAATCACATCGTTGATCCCAGCACCCTACGGCTGCGCCATTTCTGCAAGGCTCACGCGTGGAGATTCATCGCTGAACGCAAGGCGGTGCGCTAATGCTGCCCTACCACAGCGATGGATTTATTGTGGTGCGCTGCACCCGATGCCGCAAGGTGATGGCGAGTGATGAGGCTATCCGAATGAACAAGCGGTGGTATTGCCAGCGCCACGCGCCAGAGGTTGATAGCCGAATCCGGAATCTACGCCGCGAGTTCGACAAGCGGTTCAACAAGAAGGAGGGAATCTAATGACGGACACAAACTTCATCGGAATGATCAACGGGCGACTTGCCCTAGCTCTTGCCAAACTGGACGGCTGGAGGGATTTCGCAGTCTATATGACTGATGAGGAGGTACGGAACTGGCGAGATGTTGCAACGCTCTGCAACCGAATCGTGATCGCTGATCGAGCAGGCGCTGATCGGCTGGAGGTGATGACGCTCACCGACCAAATGTACAAGGCTACAGATGCTGCTATCGCAGCGGGGAGGATCTAATGAACAAGCACTTCAGTAAGGGTATTGAGGAGATCAAGGTCCGGAACGCGGTCAACGGAAACACGTTGCGAACGTATTTCATGTTCGATTGCACTTGCGGGTATCACGTTTCAAGTGACGACCGCACAGAGGTCGTTCGGGCGATCAACAAGCACTGCGCTGTTCCTGCAGCACAGAAGGTCACAGCAGTCACAGACCCATACGAGCATCTCCTGAACTGCCCAACCACATCTGGCGTCGCATTCGATGGCGAATGCTGCTGCTACGAAACGAAGTTGGAGGTGAGCAAGTGAGCGCAACAACAGAGATCAACGCTCCAGAGATTGATACAACCTACAACGGCTGGTCGAACTATGAAACGTGGCTCGTAAAGCTCTGGATCGACAACGACGGATACGCGGGAGGTGCCGAGAGCGTCGCTGATCAGGCGAAGTATTTCCTCAGCAGGGATACAGCCGAAGGTGAGGAGGCGACAGAGGCACTCGCTCGATGGATTGAGGATGCGATTGATCAGGACATTGATAACAGCGATGAGAAGGCGCTGACGGAGGGGCTATTCGCCGACCTGCTCGGTCGCTCGCTGGGCAAGGTGAACTGGGATGAGATCGCCGCAGCATACATTCAGGAGGTCGAATGACGATCAAGGCAGCGATTCGGCGCGGTCTGGTGCACGGGATCATCCTTGGCGCTTACGCCGTGCTCGGCTACTTGGTTGCGTGGGTGATCGTATGCGGCTGAACCGTAAGAACCAGCCGCGCACCTATCGCAACTTCTATACCGCAGCGCAGCGGGGTCAAGCTCGGTCGCGATCAGTCCGGAACGTGACGGCAGCCGCAATCGTGATCGTGGCTGCGCTCATCCTGCGAGCGGTGAACTAATGCCGATTCAAGAGTTCACCTGCCTTTTGTGCGGTGCTCGCAAGTATCGGGATGCGGAGACCAAGCGCCCACGCAATGTGCTGTGCATCCCGTGTCATGCGTTTATGGACAGGACGGCGGTGATGAATGACGACGCGCCAATCGAGAATGGCGCACCTGCAAGAACTGGACAGAAAATCTGTTCGGTCGAGAATCAAGAAGGAGGGAAGTAATGTCGAAACAATACGAGTTCGTGAAGGCGCCACAGCGATCAGCCGAATGGTTGCAGCTCAGGAAGCGCGGAATCGGCGCATCGGATATGGCAGCGGTAATGGGGGTCAGCCCCTACAAGACCGCCTATCAACTGTGGGGCGAGAAAACAGGGACGATTCCGGAACAGAAGGTTGGCGCTGCAGCCAACCGTGGCGTGCTGCTAGAGGATGCGGTCGCCAAGTATTACGAACAGGAGACTGGACTCAAGCTCCGCAAGAGCAACGGGGTCGTGCGACTCAAGAGCATCCCGCGATTCATGGCGAGCCTTGACCGAACCATCGCAGGATCAAGCGGGATCGTTGAGATCAAAACGAGCGCATCTCCACGCTGGTCAATGTACCCAGTACCACCTGAGGTGATCATCCAGACAACTTGGCAAATGGGAATCGTCGGCGCACCTTGGTGCGATGTCGCCGTCCTGCTGGGCGGTCTGGTATTCCGCATCCAGCGAGTGCAGTTTGATCCTGAACTTTATGCAGGGATGCAAGAGGTAGCTATTCAGTTCTTGAAGGCGGTCGATACGAATACGGCTCCGGACTTGACTGGTCTGGACGCTGCAGCATTCGCGCTCGCCACGCCGCAGACTGCAGAGGAATACGTTCCCGCAGCCAGCGAGCACGAGAGCCTGTTTGCTGAGTATCGATCAACAAAGGCGCAAGTCATCACGCTTGAAACGAAGCTCGCCGACATCGAGATCAAACTCAAACAGGCGATCGGCGAGAAGGCTGGTCTGGTCGGCAACGGCTGGACGATCAACTGGCGACAAGCCAAGCCGTCTGAGGTGACCGACTGGAAGTTGGTTGCACAGGCTGCTGGCGCGCTGCCACAGGTGATCGCGACCTACACCGACATCAAGCAGGGCAGCCGCCGGTTCGTGGTCAAGGACGGGGGTCTGAATGATTGAACAGACAGTCGTTCTCACCGCCGACCAGTGGGGTCGAGCGGGGTACATCGGCGCGCTGCGCGACGCTCGCAGCAAGGCGCGGGGACAGCAGGGGCGAAATGGACAGAGTCCGGACCGCTCCCTGCAGAACCACATTGATGGCGCCGCAGCCGAACTAGCAGTCTGCACCGCACTTGGGTTACCTTGGGCGGCTCATGTCGACACCTATTTGTCCGAGCCAGACGTGGAGGTACCTTGGCTCGGCGGTATAGAGGTGAAATGGACGGCGAGCACTGGGCTCATCGTCCGCGAGAACGATCAGCACGAGCAAGCGCACGTGTTGGTCACAGGATTCGGTCCGATCAAACGGATCGTGGGCTGGCTGGACGTAGAGCGACTACGATCCTTGAAGGCGCAGCCAAAGCATCAGTTCGGGAATGGTCGCGCCGACGCGTGGCTCGTCCCGTTTGATGAGCTCAACGACTGGGGACTATTCCCCAAGGAGGTAGTTCGATGAACAAGAACTCGGAGATTCTCGCCGCGCTTGCGGCTCCATTCCCGCCTGAGGTCATCAGGCATCGACCAGGTGTCGGCGGTAAGGACTTGACGTGGGTTGATGCCCGAACCGTTGCAGCCCGACTGGATGAGGTGCTGGGGATCAGCGCATGGGACTTCGCGGTCGAGCCAGTCGGCGAGACGAGCACGGTGGTCGGCATCCTGACCCTTCGATTTCCGGACGGGTCAGTAGCTCGGCGACAGGATTTCGGCTACGAAACAGGCGGCTCTGGCGAATCCCTCAAGGAAGCGTCCTCAGACGCTCTCAGGCGCTGCGCTTCCCTGTTTGGGGTCGCGAGATACCTCTACGCGGGTGCAAACGCCTCTACGGGGCGCATTCCCGCCCCTACGGGGATTCCTACAGCCCCTGCTCGACCAGCCCAGCCAGCACGAGCCATTCCGGAACCGCAGGACACGGTCGTCCTCAAGGCAGCGGTCGCCCTATTCCAAGAGGATCAGTGCCCAGAGCACGGGCTACCGTGGAACCAGAAACCAGCAGGGATCTCAAAGGCGGGGAAGGCGTATGCAGCCTTCTGGACGTGCAGCGGTAAAACGGACGGACAGTGGTGCAGGAACAAGCCCTCAATCGCGTGGGTTAATCGACAGAGCGAACCGATCGGCGCGCCAGCCGAGAGCACGGATCGCCTAGAGGATCTACCTTTCTGATCCGCCAGCAGCGATAGCACACGGGGGAGCGGTGGCGGGTTACGCCGCTCCCCCACCAGAACGGAGGAGGACAGATGAGCTTATGGATCAAATGGGACGTGAATGCCCACAAGGATGCTGCTATCTCGACCATCAGCGACACGGCATTCCGCGCCTTCATTGTCGCGATTGCCGAGTCTAAGCAACTGCGAAGTGCAGGGCGGTTCAAGAGCCGCGAACATCTCCGGACGTGCATCGGGACGCGGCTCGGAAGGGCGATTCCGCAACTGCTTGAGGCTGGTCTACTGATGCAGACTGGGGACGGCGACATCCTGATCTCGAACTATTCTCGGTATCAAGTGGACCCGACGTCGAGCAAGCGTCAACGAGATTTCATCGCGAGATCGAGCACGAAATCCAGAACGGATAACGCACTAGAGCAGAGCAGAACCAGAACAGAGAAGAATCCCCCTACCCCCTTAGGGCTAGGCGAGATTCTCAAGAGGGCGACACGATGAGAAACGTGGCACTGAGCGGACGCGCAGGAACGGGGAAATCCACACTCGCTGGACTGCTAGCTCAACATTACGAGTACCACACGACGAGCATCGCAGCGCCTATCCGAACGATCGCGACGATGTCCTATGGACCATTCGACAAGACGAAGAGTTACCCGATGGAACAACTTGGGCTATCAACCTTCGTGTCTGGACGAGAACTGTTGCAGAACATTGGTGCATCGCTGCGCGAGATGGATTCGTACTTTTGGATGCGAGCGTGGGAACGCGCGCTCTGGATCAGCGGCACAGAACCGTGGGTGGTCGACGATCTCAGACTAGATGCCGAGCACGAATACATCAGTCGGCTATTCCCCGACACGCTCTTCGTCAGGCTGGTTCGACCAGACCAGCGCACCGATCAGGCGTGGCAGCAGGACATCACCGAGCGCGGGGCAGGGGATCTCCCCGCTGCGCTGGTACTAGACACCGCCGCGCTTACGGAGGTAGAGTGCCTACAGGCAATCGTCGAGATGGCGAGAAGGGAGAACGCATGAGCACCTTTGAGGAGCTTGAGACAAGCGCGTCAATGCTCGGATTCCGGAACGTGACGATCTCGGTTGATGTCGAGACACGGGTCGTGATCCTGCAATGTGAGGACGCCGATGGGAACAAGATGACCGTGGAGGTTGACGGTGTGCAGGTGGCAATCGACCGAATGCACGCCAGACTTGCTGCGCTGCTGAATGCAGAATCCCCAGCCCCTGAGGAGGTACACTGATGATCGTCAAGCGGGTCACTTTCAAGGGCGAGCCATATTTCGTTTCGCAATCACTCGCAACTGCTGAAATGTTCTCCGTTGACGGACAACTGTGGGCGAAGCTCAGTACGTACGTGGAGGGTGAGACACCTCCCGCTGGGTACTTCTTCTGCAAGGCATACAGCGAGAACGAAGAGTTGGTCGATGAGTTGATTCGGCAGGGCGCGCTGATCGTGCGCTCGGAGCCGATCCTGTTGCCACCGTTCGGTGCGCGGGTGTATATCGCACGCGTCAACGGAGATCCGGAGCCAGAACAATGATCGACACCCTGATCGTTGCTCTCGTCGTAATCCACACCGCAATCGCGCTCTGTATGGCGTGGATCGCCCTCACCGTTCAGCGCGCGAACATCGCGATCGTATCGGTCTGGTTCGTGATCAGCGTCCTGACCGCTGTGCTACTTGGGAGGGCTATTCGATGAAGTTTGCGTACGCAGACCCGCCGTATCACAAACAGGGCAAGAAACTTTATGGCGAGCACCACAAGGATGCTGCTGTTTGGGATTCAAAGGACGAGCACCTGAAACTGGTCGCACGGCTGATCACTGAATATCCGGACGGCTGGGCACTCTCGTGCAATCCTGCCGACCTTCGCTGGCTGCTCCCAGCTACACCTGAGGGAACTAGGGTGTGCTCGTGGGTGAAAACATTTCACCAGATTCGACCAACGACTGTGCAGTTCGCATGGGAGCCAGTGATCCTGTACGGCGGGCGCAAGGACAACAAGCGGAGCCCGATGGTGCGAGATTGGTATATCGGAGTTCCGACGCGAATGAAGGGACTTCCAGGGGCGAAATCCGACGAGTTTAACGACTGGATTCTGGACTTGCTGAACTATCAGGACGGCGATCAGGTAGACGATCTGTTCCCCGGAACGGCTGGAATGGCTCGTGCGATTGATCGGCTGAACCTCTGGCGGCTACGATGAGCCACATGAGTGATCTGGACATTGAGCTCAAGAACCAGCGCAGCCGTCGCGGTCGTACCGCTCGACAGCGCGGGAATGCCTTTGAGCGTGAGATTGCCAAGCGGCTGAACGGGCAGCGCGTG